TAGAGTTCCTATACAACAACTTACTTCAAATAGTGGTGCTAGTAAAATGCAAATGTTAATTGCAAATTATAATCATTATTTAGATATGATTAGAGCAGTTACTGGACTAAACGAAGCAAGAGATGGTTCAACACCAGACCCTAATTCTTTGGTTGGTGTTCAAAAACTAGCAGCATTAAATTCCAATACAGCAACTAGACATATTTTACAAGGCAGTTTATATATAACTCGAACTATCGCAGAATGTTTAGCAATTAGAACAGCTGATATATTAGAGTATGCTGATTTTAGAGATGAGTTTGCGATGCAAATAGGAAAATATAATTTAAAAATATTAGAAGATATTAAAGATTTATATATGTATGACTTTGGTATTTTTATAGAAATGGCCCCGGATGAAGAACAAAAAGCTATGCTTGAACAAAATATTCAAATGGCTTTATCTAAAGAAAATATTAGTTTAGAGGATGCTATTGATATTAGGGAACTTAACAATCTTAAAATGGCTAATCAACTTCTTAAATTAAAACGTAAGAAAAAACAAGAGGCCGAGCAAGCTCAAAGACAACAAGAACAACAAATGCAAGCGCAGATGCAAATGCAAGCGCAACAAGCAAAATCTCAAGGCGAGATGCAAAAAATACAAATGGAGTCTCAAGCTAAAATACAATACAGACAAGCCGATGTGGCTTTTGAAATTGAGAAGCTTAAGAATGAGGCTGAGCTTAAAAAACAACTTATGCAGACTGAGTTTGAATATCAGATGCAATTAAAAGGTTTAGAACAATCTAATTTAAGCCAAAGAGAGCAAGATAGGGAAAAAGCAAAAGATAGTAGGGTAAGCTTACAGTCTACTGAGCAATCTAAATTAATAGAGCAAAGAAAAAACAACTTACCTCCTATTAATTTTGAATCTAACGAGGACAGTCTAGATGGTTTTGATCTTGCTGAGTTTGAGCCTAGATAGGCTAAAAAAATGACATAAATATTGTTTAACTTTATATAAAATTTAATTAAATGGAAATAAAAGTAAAAGACCTTGGATTGGTTGAAGAAAAATCCCGTGCTGAAGTTGAAGAACAACTTTTAAAAAAGCATGAAGAAAAGTTTGAAGACACTCCACAACAAGAAGGTGTTGCGGAAAAAGTTAATACAAATGAACCTGTTCAGGAAGAAAACCTTGAACTTGTTGAAAACAAAACTCCATCATCAGAGTTAAATGATGAAAACGTTCTTTCTTATATTAAAGATAGATATAACAAAGATATAAATTCAGTTGATGAACTTTTTGCGGAAAAAGAGGCAAATGAACCATTACCTGAAGATGTGTCTGCGTATTTGAAGTACAAAAAGGAAACCGGTAGAGGTATAGAAGACTTTTATAGATTACAAAAGGATTATACTGATATGGATGAAAATTCTGTACTAGCTAACTATTACGCTTCAACTGAAGAAGGGTTGGACGAAATAGATATTCAAGATATTATTGAAGATAAGTTTGATTTCGATGAAGAAATTGATGATCCGAAAGATATTAAGAAAATCAAGTTAGCAAAAAAACGAGAACTTGCGAAAGCTAAAAAGTTTTTGAATGAACAAAAAGATAAATATAAAGTTCCTCTTGAGTCAAGTGGGGATGGGTTGTCTACTGATCAACAAGAAAATTTAAATGCTTATAAGAGTTACATTGATGAATCTAAATCTATCAAAGAGCAAAACGAAAAAAAGTATAATTATTTTTTAAATAAAACCAACGAGGTTTTTAACAACGATTTCAAAGGTTTTGATTTCAAGGTTGGAGAAAATAATTTAACTTTTAAACCGGGTACAGCTGATGAACTTAAAAATGTTCAAAAAGACATTTCTACTTTTATCAATAAGTATACGGATGACAAAGGTTTAATTACAGACGTTAAAGGCTATCACAAAGCTTTATCAGCTGCAATGAATCCTGACAAGTTTGCTCAATTTTTTTACGATCAAGGTGTTTCAAACGCTGTAGATAATGTTTCTAGAAAATCTAAAAACATAAATATGGATGTGAGACAGGCTCCTCAATCCGTTTCTAAAGACGGAATGAAAATAAGGCCAGTAGGGAATACTGATAGTGGAAGAGGACTCAGAATTAGAAGTATTAAAAAAAGTTAAACATTAAAAAAAATTAAAAAACAATGGCAGTAAATTTAACCCCAGGTTTTGACTTACAACCAAGTGCACAACAAGTGCCTGTAAGTACAAACTACATTACTAACTTTGATTTCTTGAATCAGTATCTACCAGATACTTATGAAAAAGAATTTGAAAGATATGGTAATAGAACAATCGCATCATTCCTTAGAATGGTTGGTGCTGAAATGCCTTCCAATTCTGACCTTATTAAATGGGCAGAACAAGGGAGATTACATGTAAAATATCAAAACGTAGCATCAGCAGGTGCAGCAGGAGACCGTACAGGTGTTTGGACTATTCCAGGTGTCGGAGCGGCTCCAGGTGTAGCACCTAACAGCCCTACTAACTTCAACCCACAATTAAACGCAAATGGTCAAAACCTTGCAGCTTTAAGAGTTGGACAAACGGTAATGATTAGCGATAACACTCCAGGATCTTCTTTATCTAATAAAGGGATTGTAACAGTAGCTCCAACATCAGCTAATCCTGGCGATATAACAATCGCTTATTATGAAGCAGGCGGTCAAGCAATGGCAACAAATGTATTATGTGATATATTTATATATGGATCAGAATTCAATAAAGGAACTCTTGGAATGCAAGGGTCTAACGAATCTGATGACTTAATTTTTGACAACAAGCCGATTATAATCAAAGACAAATATTCTGTTTCTGGTTCTGACATGGCTCAGATTGGATGGATTGAAGTAACAGGTGAAGACGGCGTAAGCGGATACCTTTGGTATTTAAAGTCTGAGCATGACACAAGATTAAGATTTGAAGACTATTTAGAAACGGCTATGCTAGAAGCAGTACCAGCAGCAGCTGGATCTGGAGCTGGAGACTTTTTACAAGGAACAGCAGCTGGAGGATCTGGAGCTAATTTAAATGGTTCTGACGGTGTATTCTTTGTGGTACAAAACAGAGGAAATGTTTGGGGTGGTGGAAATCCACAAGTTCTTGGACAGTTCGATAGCATCATTCAAAGATTAGACAAGCAAGGATCAATTGAAGAAAATGTAATTTTCGTAAACAGAGAATTCTCTTTTGATATTGATGATATGCTTGCTGCTCAAAACTCTTACGGAGCGGGTGGTACATCTTATGGTCTTTTTGACAATGATAAAGACATGGCATTAAATCTTGGATTTACAGGATTTAGAAGAGGTTATGATTTTTACAAGTCTGACTGGAAATACCTTAACGATCCTACAATGAGAGGTGACGTTGTTGGTGGAGCAATCAATGGTCTATTAGTACCAGCTGGTTCAACTACTGTATACGATCAAATCTTAGGTAAGAATGCTAAGAGACCTTTCTTACATGTTAGATATAGAGCTTCAGAAACTGAAGACAGAAGATACAAAACTTGGATCACTGGTTCAGCTGGTGGAGCAAGAACTTCTGACTTGGATGCAATGGAAGTAAACTTCCTGTCTGAAAGAGCTGTATGTACTTTAGGTGCAAACAACTTCTTCTTATTCCAAGACTAAATTGTTACATAAATTTTACCCTCGTTGTTAAGACGGGGGTAATATTTATTATTATTAAATCAAATTAAATTATATTATAATGAAAAACACTACACCCCTTAAAACTAAAGCGTATAGACTTAAAAGATCTGAAAGACCTTTGTCTTATATGCTATCCTCAAGACATTCAAACAGATCACCTTTATTATACTTTGACGAAAATCAAGGTGTAAACAGGCCTTTAAGATATGCAAGAAACCAAAAAACTCCATTTGAAGACGAGCAAGATGGTAATGCTATTTTAGAGCCTATTGTATTTGAAGACGGTATGTTGGTTGTACAAAGAGAAAATCAAGTATTACAACAATTCTTACACTATCATCCAGGCAATGGAATGGTATTTGAAGAAGTAGACAACGCAAAAGATGCGTCAGAAGAATTAGCTTCAGTAGAGTTAACTATAGACGCACAAGTTTTGGCTAAAAATTTATCAACAGAAAAATTACTTTCTGTAAGTAGAATTTTAATGGGAGCATCGGTCAACTCCATGACTATACCGGAATTAAAAAGAGATATTTTAGTGTATGCTAAAAATAATCCTGAAGAATTAATTGACATTGTAAACGATCCGTTATTAGAATTACAAAACGAAGTTCATTTGTTTATTGATAATAACTGGTTGTCGTTTAGAAATAACAGAAGAGATGTTTATTATAACCTGCCTGGCAACAAAAAGAAAATGATGAGTGTTCCTTTTAATGAGGATCCTTACAATTCCATAAGCGCCTACTTACAAAGTGACGATGGTTTAGAGGCTTATAAGTACCTCAAGAAGCGCTTAAAAAAAGATAAATAGAAAGCGTATCTTTGTGCTTTATTAACCCATTAACATTATTACCTATGGAAAAATTTATTAAACTACTTATATCAGGCACTGGACAAGATGCTGGATATAAACTAATCCCCGTGAACGGAATCGTGGAGATTAAACAAGAAAGTACAACACAAGTTAACATTTTCTACAATAGTATTTCTTCTGCACAAGCAGGATATGCTATTGCTAATGACGGTTCGGCTACAGTGCCAGCTGAAACTAATGTAGTGCAGTCTTTACAAATTACTCATGATGCAATTGTGGCTAATTCTCATTTATGGAAAGATTTCTTAAATGATGCGGTAGAAACATCGCTTCAGCTTTCATGGCAACAACCAGTTTACACTCCAGGAGGATACCCTAAGAGTGCTGCATCTGGTACCCCACCTTCTAAAATCACTGCGATTGTGACAGGTGTAAAAGCTGCTTCATTACAAACATAAGTTTTTTTACTTATTAAAAATCAGAGGTTACAAAAAAAGTGACCTCTTTTTTTTTGACTATATTTGTAAAAAGAATTTAACATGATAAACTCTGTTAGAAATACTGTCCTTGCAATAGCTAATAAAAATAATTACGGATATATATCTCCGCAAGATTTTAATTTATATGCGCAACAAGCGCAAATGGATTTGTTTGAAGATTATTTTTATCAATACAATGCTTGGACTAATAAAGAAAACCAAAGGCTTTCAGGATCAGGATATGCTGATATTGTAAAAGGATTGGTTGAGGTAATTGATAGTTTTTCAGTTACTAGAAGTTTAGCTCAACAAGGAGCTAATTTATTTAATTTACCTAGCGATTATTATTTAATTAATAAGGTAAACTATTTTCCAACTCAAATAACATCAGGAACAAGCACTGCGGCAGGCGTAAACACATTAACTGATACAGCAGCTACATTTGTGTCTAGTGGAGTGAAGGTAGGACAACAAGTAGTAAACACTACAGCTTCATCAAGCTACTCAGGATTTAGTGCGTTTGTTATAAGTGTTGATAGTGAAACTCAACTTACATTATCATACTCGCCTTTTGGAGTAGCAGCAACTATAGGAAATAGTTATGGTATATTTAATACAACAGGTATTGTTGAAGTAGAAAGAGTTAATCAAAACAAAATATTTTATTTAAACAATTCACCGCTTACCGCCCCATCCACAGGCTTCCCAGCTTATGTGTTAGGGGGAGCAACTACATCAGTTATTGGTGATGCAAACACTGGTCAATTAGGTAATACGATCACGGTTTATCCTACAACAATAACAAACAATGGAAGTGTAACTGCTGAATATATTAGATACCCTTTATCGCCCAAATGGACGTACCAAACACTTAGTTCTGGTGAGCCATTATTTGACATTAATCAGGCAGATTATCAAGACTTTGAATTACCTTCTTCAGACGAACCTGGTATTGTAGCTAAAATATGTCAGTATATAGGTATAGAGATTAGAGAAGGAGATGTTTATCAGTTTGGTAAACAAGAAGAAGTACAAAATAACCAAATACAAACGTAAGATATGGCTTATATAAATGACTACGCATATTACGCAAATTCAGGAGCAATACCTCAAGATAAAAATTGGGGATCATACCAATACGTTTCATTAAATGATATTGTAAATAATTTTATGTTAATGTATCAAGGTAATCATGAATTAATTAATAATTTAAATAGATACCAAGTTTTATTTCACGCTAAAAGAGGAATTCAAGAATTGAATTATGATGCCATGAAAGAAGTGAAAGTATTACAAAT